GTTGCCCTTGCGTTTCTTTGGCAACAGCGGCAGCGGCTTCAGCAGCCTTTGTAGCGGCCTCAGCCGCAGCAGCCTTTTCTGCTTCCAAATCTTTTATTTGATTCTCTTGCTCGCTTGTTTTCTCGACCAAGGAATCATATTCTTGTACCAATTCTTCTATGGTTTTATCGCCTTGCGAAGTCGAAACCATAGAGTCTTTGTCTATTTCCGTTTTTACCTTTTTAAACAAGTTCATTGTATTTTCCTTTTCATTATACAGAGTTCCCTCGGAGACAAAGTAATCATCATCAGAGTTCTTCCATACGTCAGTCCCATTATAGCGTGGATTTTTAACTAACGCAAGGTGCTTCATTTCTCCGCCCAGAATCTCTCTTTTGTAGGTCACATTATTTATTGTGACGCTACCTTCGGACAAATCTGCATCATAGGCACAAGAAACATAAGGCACTTCGCCATTGTCAATTTTCTTAATTGCCTTTGGACAGAAAACCACAAAATCAGCAAACCAACTGCCATCTTCGCCACGTTCTACATTAGAAACATAACCAACGGCTTTTTCTTGCATGTCTTTGTAATCCAAAATATCTTGGTGCCCAACAACCACAGGACAGCGTTTTAATGTATATGCAAACGAATCAAGCACGTCTGAACTTAACATATAAACGCCTTCTTTATAGCCAACAGCACCAGGCGCAATAAAACGCGCACGGTATGTTTGCCCTTTTGGAATTTCGTGTTCTTCAATGCGCTGGTTTACCTTATTTATCTTTTTAAAGTAATCACTCATTATTTACCTCCAAAACCAGGTTTAAATACTTGTTTTGCCATTGGGTCTGCAACAAACTTATCTTTGTAAGAAACTTCAATACCCAACAAGTTGTATTTATTTACTGCTTCTTGCCATTCTTTGTTTGTAATACGACCCCAAATGTTAGCCTCGTTCAAATTAGCCAACTTTAAAGTTTTTTGTTTTTCAACCTCGTATTCAGTAGTTCTAATCAAAGAAGCCCACTCAATTTCAAAGTCTAATGTTTTCCCTAAAACTTTACGTCCAACAACTTCTAACAAACGAATAATTGCTGGCTCTGTTGGAATTCTTATTTCTGCTTCAACTGTATCAGCATAAGTTTCACGGTCTGCTTCGCCAGAATTAAAGCCGGCAGGTGATGTTCCGTATAATTTATTCATTGTTATACGTGCATCAGATGCCATATCCACACGGGAATCTTCTTTTAAATCAGCCAAACCGTTAAAATGTATTTGTTTTTGCTGATAATCGTCCTCGGAATCCAATAACAATGCTTTCATATAGTTTTTTACCATTGAAGCATAGCCTACACGCTTGGTAATTGCTTCGGTGGCGTTTTCGTCCTGCAAAGCATCGTTTAGCCCGTAGAAACGGAAAATATCGATTTTTGCTTCATCTAACAGTTCAAATATTACATTTTCGTTTTTTACACCTTTATTTAAGGTTCTAACCAACGATTCCAATATTGACATTCCCCAGCCACGGCCAATCGTTTTATACAAAGGTGGAAATGCTTTTCCCTTCAATGTAATAACACGAGTTTTGTGAACAGGATGACCACGAAGCATAAATGGTGTATCGGATAACCAGTCTGTTTCTTTTGCATGAGCTGTTGATTTTTCATCTGTATAACCACACAATTCCCAGTTATCTGTTACATAAAACTCAATGTCGGTATCTTGATTAATACTTTCAAGGTCTAATGGCGTTTTTGGGTCTTTGCCATCCAAAATAACAATACCTGCACCGCCATACAGTCTTTTCCAGAATAATGCCTGTTTTAATGTTTCCCACAACTGCGAACGGCGAATGTAAATTTCTAAACGTCTTGCTTCTTCTCTTGAAATTTCATCTCTAAAATAAGCATCTTCGCTTTTTCTGGCTTCTTCGTCTTTTTTTACCTGTTCTGCTTCCCAGTTTTCGCGCTTTTTCATCATTTCCATTAAAAAGTCGTTCTGGGTGTTTTGTGTATTCTGGTTGTCTTCCTTTGTGTTCCAGAAGTGCCATTTGCTCTTTTTTATGGGTTTTGGCAACACAACTTTCTTTTCATACGCAGAAAAGCGCACGCCACCCCTAAAAGCATCTAAAACAGGAACTTCTATCAACGCTTGTATTAAACCAAACTGTTGATATAAAAAAGATAACAGTGTGTAATCCATTGTTATCCAATCATGACGAACCTGCTGACGTAAAGAACTAATATAATTGATGCCGTTTGGTGTTTGCTTTAAATTAACACCACCATTAGGCACAATGCCAGCAACTAACTGTTGCATAGAATTAGTTAGTTTTTCATTATTTATTGAAGTTTTTTTATTATTAGCCATAAATAACCCTTTAATTCAAAGTATAAATATGTATTTGACATTTTACAAGAAAGATTTTAGCATCTGATTCGTAAGGGAGTCAAAATGAAATTATCAGGGCCTTGTTTCGTTGCAGTGCACCTAGGTAGACCCTGCAACAAATGGCAACTAAACCGCACGTTCGTGCGTAACAATAAAATCACCACTGAAAGTTATTACTTTAATACTCAAGAAGAAGCAGAAATTTACTACGATTACTTTATTCAAGAAGATGCACGAAATGATTTGGAAAAAGCAATCAAGAGTAACAGAATGTATAAATGGGAAAAAGAAGAACTTATTGAGTTTAAAAAAACATTGGATTTTTCTATTTTAGAAAATAAAATAAAAAATATAACCTTTACCAAAGAAATTAACTATTGTGAAATAAGGAGACGCTAATGAACCCAAAAGCATTAGAACTGCTTTACAAAAATGTTAAAGCAGAAGCAGAAGCCATCGAGGAATATACCGAATTGTTGGCTTTATTAGACGGCGAAGCCAAACGCGCAGTCGAAGAAATCGTGTCTGATGAAAAACAACACTTATTAAAGTTGTTGACAATTGCAACAGACTCTGATAAAATTAAAATTGCCAAAGATGATATGGATGAAATTCTGTTGAGTCTTAAAGCACACACTATAAAATAGTTTGGCATCTCGACATCCTTCCCCAGGTTTTTTCATTTCCCTGGGGTTTTATATTACCTCTTGAAACAAGATTTTCTTGTATTTTAACATAAATAACTTGATTTTTATGCGATATTCCGCTTTTTTGCGCGTAATCTTCGATTTTACGTCTTCTGCAACATATTTGTTCTTTTCTACGTCAAAATAGTAAAAATCAGCAACCCAAGTCACACCTTGATACTTTTTTCCATAATAAACATACGGATCTATCAGTTGAAACCGTTTTTGACGCTCTAATTCCCTTATTTTTCCAAACCGCTGTAATTCTTCTAAATATTGCCCCCTACGCGATTCTTTCTTCGAATCGTATGTTATTCCATCTACGGTCGTTTTTACCGCGTGGTACTTGTTTTTTTTGGGTTCTGGTTCATGTGTAATGTACTTTCTTCTAAATTCTGCAGAAGTCATTTCAAGAAAACGTTTCTCTTTTTGTATCATTCTCATTCCTTTATATTTGACAAATACTCTGTTAATGAATTTTTTATTAAATAATTTTTACGCGCTTCTTTTGCTTCTTCAAGCGTATCATAAAATCCAATGGTTTTTTTGCTAACGTATGCTTGATATGGATGCTTTCTGCCGTTTTTATAAACATATACGCCTTTTACGCCACTTGTGTTTCTTAAAGACCTTTTATTTGCATTTTGTATATGAGCGTTTACCCATCTGCAATTTTTTGGTCTGTAACCATCATTGTTGTCAATTCTATCTATAGATAGCCCTATTTTATAACCATTATTTATAGCCCAATTATAAAAACATTCGTAAGAATCGCGCCATTCTTCGCAAACAAATATACCACGCGCCCCATAATTTTGATATTCTTTGTTTTTTTTGTTTGAACATCTTCCTTTCATTTGTGCCCAAACAAAATAAAGTTTCGAACCGTATTTCCCGTGTTTTATATGCGAACAAGATCTACACATTGGAGATTGCTTTAAACATTCATAACGCCTTTCATATTCTTTCCCGCATTTGCACCTACAAATACAATATGTTTTTTTGTCTTTTGTGTATTTTTTTATAATAGTCCAACCATTTATTTGTTCCATTGCAAATCCTTTTTACGCATTATAACAATTTCACAAACAATATGCAAGCCTAAATAAAAATACTTGATGTACGGGTGTTGAAAGATATTTCGCATGCGTCACCTATGTTATCTATCCATTCATCATGCGGATTCTTGTCATTTGGGTTATAACTTAATACTTCTGCCCTCATTAAAACAAAATTCGGGTCGCCTTCACGAAAATAAACCCTTCCACCTTCCATCCAAGTAGAAGCACTTTCTGCTCGATTCAATTTGTTCTTCTTCGCACCTCTTCGTAATGGAATTATTGCCATTTTTGGATTCTCACGCTTCATGTCCTGTATAAAGCCTATTCCTGAAAGAGTTTGTTCAACATAAACCCTTCTGCACATAGAAAACGCTGAACTACACCTGTTGAAAAAATCAATACAGTGCTTCTTCGCATCAGGACTTTCCCATTTGCCTTGCAAACTTCTTAATAAATACAAATTCTCATCATTGGCTAAACCCCAACAACAAAATAAACTCTTATCCCCATTAGTTGTAAAACCAAAGTCAGTGGTTATAAATATCTTCTTGAACTTGTCTGGTATCGTTCGATAACTTCTAATCCATTCTTCGTGAAAATACAGCCCCTGGTTGCTTAATGGCTTCTGCATATACATTGCAGCAAATAAATACGGATTCTGCTTCTGTAGCCGTTCTAATTCTTCTTTAGGGTATCTTTTTGGGTAATAACTTTCCCCTTGTTCATTTAACGCAGGCACAATGAAAAACTCCCATTCGTCCGCTTCATTCTGTTCTACCCAACCAGCAAAATCATTCTCACAATGCCGCTGCATAATACATATAGTAGGAACTTTTGGGGTTCTTCTACGAGTTGCCAGTTTTCTTTGATATGTTTCAGGGACTTCGTATTGCTCGTGTAAACTAGTTCTTACTTCTGGACTATTAATATCGTCTAATAACAATGCGCCAGTGAATTCTTCGTCAGGACTTGAAGGATTACCAGCATCCAAACCCAAAATAGCACTAGAAATAGTACCAGCAGTTAAACCTGACCTTACACCACCACTTAACAAATGATAATTCAAAATACTTTTGTCGCCAGGATCCATCTCTTTGCCAAACAAAAACTCCCATTCTGGCATCATCATAAGGTTACGAGATTCCCTTGATAACTTCTTAATCAGTCTTTCCCCATACGCAATGTAACAAAACATACAATGTTTACTTCTGGCAAAACACCAAGTTATGAAATATTGAAGCAACAAACTCTTCCCAAACCCAGGACTCACGTTTACCATCAGGTTTCTTTTCTCATTCTTACCTTCAGCATATTGTTGTAACTTTTTACAAAGAGCCCTGTGAGAGTCCGTCATATCATAAACCGACCCCTGAGCCAGTTTGTGTATCCATAATACGTATTTATCAAAATTGAGTAACAAAACTTCAACAAGTCTGGTTAACTCATCTTGATTCAATGACTTTAGTTCCTCCAGCATCTTCTTCCCTTATGTCTATAATGTCTCTCAAACCACCAACAACACCACCAGTTTTCGATGTATTATTCACAGTCACATTATTTACTTGAACAGTAGGCTTCACTTCCTTCTTAGTAGCAGCAGCAGTCTTCATTAAACCTATTAAAGAATTAGAGATTAATACCAAGTCCTTTAACTCAAGATTAGCAACATCCCTTGCACCTCTCTTCGCCAATTCCTTCGCAATTACATTTATACAATTAGCAACTAATTCAGACGTAGTTACCCCGTCTTCACGCATAGTTAGTTTTTCTAATAATAAGACTTCGGTAGTGTCACTGGTCTTGTGAGCCTCGGCAACCCTTTCTTCCCACGATTTCTTCATAACAATGGAAGATGCTTTGCGCCCTTCATCAGTAGTACGCCACTTGTTGCTTACTTGCAGCCCACGCTTGAACCTTTCACGATTAAATGCTACCTTCGATTCAAAATCTTCTTCCTTTAAACCATAGTTGTTCTTCTTCGACCACCCGTTCCATTCAAAGTCATCAGGAACCTTCATCGTCACTTTTTCCACAACAACCACCTTTTTCATAAAAAAAATAAACCACCAGCCCGCTTCTATAAAAAGCAAGTTAGTACCATTACCAAATAACCCATTCCCTGCCTTCTAAACGCTGGTTTAGCCTCCGCTTCGCAATGCCCAAAGTCTCAACAGTTTTCAATGACTTATTCAATAATTCAATGGAACCTTAATTACAACCCCCACTGACCGTGCACCTTACACCATTACCTGTAGTAGTATTATAATTCAAAGTTCATACATTATTCTATGCGATTTTCCCTGAGTTGTCAAGCGACTTCT